GTTGGGTAACTATCATCCGATTAGGCGGGTCCCTTTTACCAAATCAGATGAAGTCTGAGGTGATGAATCCAATTTCGCCGGGCTCGAGGTCCCGGTCGCCGAAAAGCAACTTTGTTACCAGCTCAATAACGTCGGTGGCAGTGAGGTTGTACTTCCAATGATAGAACTGCGTCATACTATCCCTAGAGATAGAACGGGCAGTATCAATAGAAGCCTCAATGCCGGAATAACCCAAGGCCATGAACTGGCCTTTGGCATTCCAACCCAACGCATCAAGCCGTGGCTCATCTATCTCAAACTCGGCGAATTTGAGCAAGAAGAGGTTGCAGATAGGTTTAACAAAGCGAAACTCGAACGCATAGGACAAAGCCTTGCCTGCGATATACTCATCGTCTGACAAGGCCTCATTGCTGGATGCCCTAACGTTAAAGCGCGCTATTGCTTTACCTAACTTCGGCGCCATGACAAAAGAGCCACGATCATCCGGGAGAAACTGTCGAGACAGAAACTCGCACTCACTCAGGTGTTTGCGGACAAGGACTTTGGCGTCCATGCCCGCAAGCTTGCAAACATATTCATAAGACCGGCGCACCTGTTGCCTCCTGCAACCAGGATTGTCAAGTCTCATGAGCATGTCGTCACCTAGAATGAGCACGTCCCCTTCATAACCGTGCTCGCGAGCCCAACAGTAATTGATGGACGCATTCCACATCGAATTTCGGAACGTAGTGGACTGAGAACCAGTGGGCAACTGGTTCTTGATCATAACCTTAACTTTGTGCTTGTGGCTCGTTCCTTTGAACGCGTTCGCCACATGCATAAGGCTGGTCAACCACTTAGGTGCTCCGAAACGTGCCAACCAGGCAATCTCTAGAAGGTGCACATCTTCCAACTGGGTCATGTCATTGCTGGAAAAATCTGATTCCACGTACACAGATTTGTCCGTACCAGAACGGTGTATCCTCTCCACCAGAGCAGGAGACTGCTTCGCATAAGCACCCATGTAACTGGGGCCTACACTCGAAGTTTCATGCTCAAAGCAAGAGAACATCCGTTTGGTACACTGCCACATGACTGGACCAAGAAGAACGTTGTGCAAGTCCGACGACTGGTAAATGATCCGAGGGGCGGCTTTGCCGTCATGACGCTTTAACAAAGCCTCGACCTTGACAAAGATTTGTTTATCAGAAAATTCGCCAACGGTTATGGCGTCTATTTTCTTGTAGGCTTTGACATGTCGCGCTTGTTTATGCACGTCAAATTGGCTATTCCAACTCTCGAACAAAGATCGATCGTGGACCAAAGGATCCCACTCACCAGGTGATATCTTATCAAGCAAGGCCAAGCTTGCTCGGATAACTTTTGGGTCCACCCGTTTGCTGCTGTCGTAATTACAACGTTTATCAAACGCAGCAAGCAGGTTCTTACGGGACTGATCGGGCACTACGGGAATATGTCCTGCGATCAGCGGGCCTAATATGTCCCTCCGTAAGTTGATAGCGTCTTCCTTGCGGGCGCTATCAGGAACACCAAAAGTTACGGGAACTTTGTTGGTGAGTGGAACTCTGGAGCTCCGCCAAGCGGCGCGACGCATGTGGTAAAATGCGGCACCTCTTGACTGTACCCTCCGCCACTCGGGCGGAGGCATCTTGTATGGGTTTGTGTTTATGTCTGTGTTTGTGTGTGTGTGTGTGTAAATGAAGCCGC